AACTCGGCTCCCTGTGTCTGGTCAACGCGCACCGTGTTGGGACTGGCTGACGCTATGAGACCGTTGGCGTTCGTGAACGTGGCGGTGCCTGCGCGGGTCGCTGTGATAACATTAAGCGTATCCGGCTTGCTTGGGTCTAGGTCTAGCGTTGGGTTCTCTAGGGTTCCCACCATTGATGTTGCTGCGTCAAAGAACAAGTAAGGGTCAAGACGTAGTGGGTCAAAGTCCCCAAACACTTTTTGCACCAGCGACCTAACAATAGGACGTGTGGTGGAAGAAACCAGATGGGGTCTGTAGGGCATGTTTAAAGGGCGCTGTTTTCTGCGACTGGCTTAACGAGGATGACCCCGCTTGTAGGGTTTCCGCTTCCTGCGTTAACAGAAACGCGAAGCTCTGTTTCAGAAGTAGAAAAGATAATAGCTCCGTTAGCTGATAACACAGCGTCATCTCCAAAATTAACCCACACATCACCAATCTTCTGCTGAAGGGTGGCTGCTGTGCTGTTGAAGTTAGAAGCAGAAACAGCAAACATTCCAGTGCTTCCATTCCAAGGGATGTCATAGTTCTGACTAGCTTGGTAATTGTTTATAGTTTTTCCGTAGTAACTCATGGTTTAGTAAGCTTTAGCTCCGCTCCCGGTAGTTCCGGTAGCTGGAGCGGTTCGATTGATGGTCAGTGAGCGTTGACCTCCTCTTCGGGAAGTCTTCTTTCTTTTCTCTGTTCCGATGTTTTTGATTTGTTCTACCTTCATAGCTGGCCTCGGTGGGGGGACCGGGGACTGTCTAGGAGGTGGAGCTGATGGGGATGACATGCACATAGCGTTATTCTAATGTTGAATTAAAAGAGTTCTCTACTTGCTCCTCAAGTCTATCCCTTAGGAAATTAACAACGGAACGCTGCCCGTGATGATAGTCGATGTCCCTTAGCGTAACCTTGGTATCAAAGTCACGCATAGGGAATCTATCGTCCAGAGCCTTAATTAGCTCTGAATTTAAAGGGAAATGAGTCTCTGGAAACATATCGAGTCATTCATTATTTTCACATATACCCACTCTATACCTGTCGTCCTGTAGGGTTTCGCATCTTTGAGCGTCCAATAAGATGTTCGCTGAACACACAACGTGAGCTATGTGACTCCTCCCGGACTCAGGGTCTAGGTCCTCTCCGTCCCTCCAAGCATTCAGATGTCTGATGATGGCAGACACATACGTAGTAGCACAAACCCCTGTTTTTCTCCAGTTGTATGGTCCGTATTTCTTGGCCCCTAAGCTGTGGACCCAAGCCGCCTCCTCCATTGCAAACGGAGGAAGCAGATGCATGGGAGCTTTCTTTGAGCCAGCTTCCCCTTTAGGGTCGTTTACTTCGAAGGTTTCCATAGGTTTATCTTCTTGGTATCTTTGTCGTAGTCTTTGTGTTGAAGGATGTAGGCTAGCCTAGCGTTAACCAGTGCGTCTTCTTCGGTTTGCCCTGCCTTCTCAAAAGCTCCTACCACGGTATCCCATGTATAGCCCTTCTTGTCCATCAGTTTTTTAGCTCCGATGAGACCCACACCTTTAGCCCCGGCGTAGCCGTCAGCTTGGTCCCCGGCTAGTGTCTGAATGAGGTGGAAGTTTCGAGCCTCCTCTTCTGTTATCTCCTTTAGCTCGTCCTTCAGTGGATTATACCAACGAATAGGTAGAGTAGCGAAGTCCTTGTCACCTGACACAGCTATGGTTTTCTTTGGTTCATTGGTGCAGTGGATACCAATCCAATCGTCAGCCTCCATGTTCTCAGCGGTGATGCCACCGTAGGTTTCTTTCATCCAACCAAACAACCACTTCAATCCAAGAGGTTTTCTCTTTGTCTTTCTTGAGGCTTTGTATTCCGGGAAGATGTCGTAGCGGTAGTTAGTCGAAGGCGAGAACACTGGAGTCAAGTCATTAGAGTCAAGTCTGGTCCTCAAGTTACTAAAGAAGGTCTCAACCTCTCGCTTCATGTCTGTCTCAGAACAGAGAAGAGTCCATTGGTCTTCGTCCCATTTGGTTTCATACTCACTAGCGAATGCAGCCCGGTAGGCTACCATGTCTCCGTCAATTATTATTGAGTCCATTAGTGTGTCTCCTTCCAGTTGTTTCCTATTTTGTATTCCCCATCCAGTGGGCATGCAACGTTGAGTTCGAAGCCTGCACTTTTGATGCAGTCAACAAATAGTTCTCCTAGTTCTTCAGCTCTGTCAGCGTCACAGGAGAACTGAACCTCATCGTGGACGTTGGCGTGCATCTCGTATCCGTTAGCTCGTTTAGCGAAGAGCACTAGAGCTTTCTTCATTATGATGGCGGCGGCTGACTGACACAGGAGGTTGAGAGCGCTGAACGCTTTACGCGCCGGGATTAACCTACCGTCTAGTCCTTTGATTTTGCCTTGTGTTTTGACCCGTTGGTCGATGGCGTTCATCAAAGAGCGCACAGCAGGAATCTTCTCAAGGAATTGATTCTTCAGTGCTCTGCCTTCGCGTTCCCCGCCGTCAACGATAGCTCCAATGGCTGCGTCCCCGGCGCCGTAGAGCCACATATAAATGAATTTCTTACTTTCATCTCTCGTTGATAATCCAGCCGCCTCTTGGTTAGCGGTGTGAATGTCTCCTTCTACAATCGTCTTAGCGTAGGACCCTCGGTCCCAGTTAGACAAGTAGCTAGCTAACACGCGAAGCTCGATACCGGAAGCGTCAGCTCCTACTAGGACCTTACCTTTGGGAGCGGTGAATAGCTCTCGGCACTCAGCTCCGTAGGGAGCACGGGTAGCGGGAATCTGTCCAAGGTTTGGTTTCGAGTGAGTGCATCTTCCAGAGTAAGCGCCAAGCGAATCGACATCGCCGTGTATGCGTCCGTTCTGAACCATACCCATCCAAGCATACCTACCTTCAGCTAATGCGCCTAGTCTCTTTTGAATGAGAAGATACTCAAGCAGAGCTAAGGAAGCTGGAGTGTTGATGTCCTTTAGGACTGCCTCGTTGATTGCCGGGCGCTTGCCTTCGTAAGCGTTAGGTTTCCAACCGGACTCAATCAACCTAGCTGAGATTTGGTCACGAGAACCAGCGTTGAATGGAACCTCAATGCTTTTGTTTCCAGTCTTGTCAGCTTGGTTAGCTAATGTCTGCTTTAGTCCTGCTTCTTTGAGCTTAACCTTTAGGTCTTTTTTGGTGGTAGCTGTGTAGGTAACTCCGTCTTCGACGACTGACCAACCAGCAGGAGTCTTGGTCTCAACAATCTTAGGAGGGAATAGCTTCTGTAGCTCATCCTGTAGCTCAACCCTTCTTGTCATTAGTTTAGACGCCAGCTTCTTTGCTTTGTCTATGTCGAATGGGAAGCCTGTCTCCACTTGATTGCGAATCGCGTTCGCGAAGTCATGCTCAAGCAACAGAACATTTTTGTTAGGGACTTTAGTGTTGAGGTGGCTATAAAGAGCGAAGGTAACCCTAACGTCTTGCTCGCAGTAGTCCTGCATTTCCTGAGACCATTGTGACCAGTCCTCAGTCTCACCGTGTGAGTCTTTGTGTATTCCAAGTCTCATTCCCCAAGCTTTCAAGCTGTGACTTCCTGCATACTTAGGCTCAACGCTTTTAGTTTTGAAGTCTTCAGTCTTGAGGTCCGGGTAGACGCACTTGGCCATAATTTTTGTGTCAATTACGAACGGAGGGTCCAAACCAAGTGACCCTTCCTTGTCCATCTTGAGCATGGCTGGCCAGTCAAACCCGATGGAGTTGTGTCCGATGATAACGTCAGCGGCACCGATTACCGAAAACGCTGTGTCGATTCCTCCCTTTATCTGGGAGTTGTAAGATGTCATCTCTCCTGTAGCTGTATCTAAAATACTGATGCAGTGGATGGTCTTCAGTCCTTTGAGTGTAGCCCAACACTCGATGGCGTTGGTCTCTATATCTATTACTATTTTTTTCATTTGCTGTGTTGTATTAAGTCGGTGAGTTTTAGCAGCACACCGACAGAGGTGTTGTTGTCTCCTCCTCTCTTCTCCCTGTCGGTTCCCTTTAGGGGTTCGACTAGAGCTTTAAGGTTCTCAGAAGAGATAAGGATAAAAACTGTTTCGAGAGCGAAGCACCAGTAGTCAGCCTCGGACTTGTCAATCCCGGACGGCTTACCTCTGGACTCAAACTCAATAAACAGGTTGCCAGTAACTTTGGCCATAAGGTCTCGTTTAACTTCAATGGTTTTGTTTTCAAGCATCTCGCCAAGCTCTTGCTCAGCTACTTGCCCGACCTTTAGGTCATACTTAAAGTTACTGTTATATTTCATTAAAATGGGGTATCAGTTTCTTCGGGTTCTTCGTTGTCGAGAATCTCGGTTTCAGCCAGCCGTCCTGTGATGTGACTGTAGGTCAACGTGGAGGCTAACCCCGTGTCTCCGCTGAAGCGGTTCTTTAACACGCGAACGTTAGTGGTGTTTCGAGACTCAGCGTTTTGCTGGTCTCTTTCCAGTCCACAAACTATGTCACTTAGTTGAGCTATGGACGCGCTTCCCCTAAGTTGAGCTAGGCTAGTCTCTGCTCCGTTCTCGTGGCCTCGACCTTCCGGGCGCTTAAGGTGACTCACAAGGATGAGACCAATCTTACACTCCTCAACCAGAGCGCGGAGCTTGGTCATTGTGTTATCGATTATTCGCCTCTCGTCTCCAGAGTCTAAACCGCTGACAACTATTGATAAATGGTCTAACACCAAATATTCAACACCAAGGGCCTTAGCCATATACCTGATGTGGCTCAATAGGTTGTTAGACTCAAGGCTACCCCAGTGGTCGTAGAAGAACACGCGACCGCTACCTACTGTCTTCTCAAAGCTCTTTCGATAATCATCGTTAACTTGAATAGGCTCTAGGTGTAAGAGCTTGTTCATGTCGAGACCTATGATTGAGTTAGCAGTGCGTTCGATAGATTCTTCCAGAGCAATGTAACCAATCTTCTTATCGGTGTGCGTAAGAAGGTGGTAAGCTAGCTCTTTGGTGACTGCGCTTTTTCCTATACCAGAACCAGCACAAACCGTCACGATTTCCCCTTTGCGAAGTCCGTGTGTCTTATCGTTAAGACCTTCCCAAGGATAGGGAACACTTTCGTTTACTTTGCTAGTGGTGAGTCGGTCTAGTAGCTCGGTTCCGTCAATGATAGTATCGGGTCGCCAGACCTTAGCTTGCCAGTAGGCGTCAACAATCTCCCGGCCTCGTCCTTCGACTAGAAGTTCGTTGGGGTCCTTTGCTGTGAGCTTGGCAATCTTGCAGGAACCAGCGGGTAGCACGTGACTACAAGCCTCCGCTGCGCTGTTGCCGGGTTCGTCGTTGTCGAACATAAGGATAACCTCCTCGAACTTCTCAAGCCACTTCA